GCGCCGGTGCAACCTCAAGCGCAAGTACAAGCAGGCGTGCGAGTCGGAGCTGATCGCGGGCTGCGACTTCGTGACGCTCTCCAAGGGCGCGGCCGGAGAGCCGCCCGTCATAGTCGTGACCCACAGCGCCGAGGACGGCGCGGCCAAATGGTCGGAGCGGCTCGGGCGCATATCGTCCGGCCTCGTCATCATGCACTACGACGATTCCGGCGCGCCCGATGAGCTGGCGCTCTACACCGACGAGGCAACCTACCACGTGGACGGGCGAAACGGGCTCTCCGTCGAGCGCATGCCGCACCGAATGGGCCGCCCGCTCATGGAGGCCATGGCCTACAACCCGACCGAGAGCCAGCCTCTCGGCCAGTCTCGCATCACCCGCGCCGTGCGGTCCATCACGGACAGCGGCGTGCGCGAGGCGCTGCGCACCGAGATCAGCGCCGAGTTCTTCACCAGCCCCCAGAAGTACCTGCTCGGCGTCGGCGACGACCCTTTCGGGAATCGCACGCGCTGGGAGGCGTACATCGGCAACATCTTCACCGTCTCCCAGACCGAGGACGGCTCGACGCCGACCTTCGGGCAGCTCTCGCAGGGCTCCATGCAGCCGCACACAGACTACATGCGGGCGCTGGCAGCGCGCTTCAGCGGCGAGACGAACGTCCCGGTGAGCCAACTCGGCGTCATCCACGACAACCCGTCGAGCGCCGAGGCCATCACGCAGGCGAACGAGCCGCTCATCATGGAGGTCACCGACCTCAATGAGGGCAACAATGACTCCCTTGTGGCGGTGGCGAAGATGGCGCTGGCGATCGAGAACGACGTCAGGCTTTCAGAATATGACGATCTCGCCATCGCGGCGAACTTCAAGAATCCGCTCATGCCGAGCATCGCTTCGCAGGCGGACGCCATGGTCAAGATCGCGTCCGTGGTGCCGAGCTTCGCTAACACGGAGGTTTTCTGGGAGAATCTGGGATTCTCCGAAGATATGCGCGCGAAGGTCATGCAGCAAATGGAGGCCAATGCCAACAGCGCAGCGCTCAGGGCGATCATGGGAGGTAGCGTGTAATGGCGACCATCCCGCGCGAAGCTCTCGATTACGTGACGCGCGAGATCAACGGCGTTTCCGCGCAGGCGCAGCGGCAGGTGATGCTCGTCTTGGAGCAGATCGACTGGTCGGACATCACAGCCGCACGCGAGATCGTCGTGCAGGCGGTGCAGATGGCGCTTTCGAACGCCACGACGCTCGCGGCGCAGGCGTCCGCCGACTTCTATGACGCGAGTAGAACGCTCTGCATCGGCGAGCCGATGGGCGCCGTTGCCATAAGCGGCTACGAACCTGAAAAGACAGATCGCGCGATCAGATCGTTCGTGCGCTTCGTCGAGCGCGGCGAAGTGGAGAAGTTCAACGATCAAGTGCTTCAGCGGATGGATTACGAGGTGAAGCGTTCGGCCGGCAACTCCATGTTCCGCAACGGAGCGAACGACACGCGCCACCCGAAGTTCGCGCGCGTTCCGCAAGGCTCCGAAACGTGCGACTTCTGCCTGATGCTCGCGAGCCGTGGCTTCGTTTACAGCTCGAAGATGAGCGCGGGCGGCGTGAAACTCGACCACTATCACAGCGGATGCTTTTGCCGCGTGGTGGCTGGGTGGGACGGCGACGACGTGGAGGGCTACGACACCGACGAGATATACGACCGTTGGCAATCGAGCATCGACGCCATCGCGACCGAGCGCGCAGAGAAGCGCGGAACGACGGTCGAAGAAGAACGATCGAAGATCATGCTCGGTTACGCGAACAGCGCGAAGAACGCGAAGAAGCTCGCGAAAGCAGGGGCTTCTAAAGCCTAACCTAGCCGAATCAAGCCCCGCACGGGGCTTTTTTCATGCCCGCTTCGGCGGGCTTTTTCTTTGCCCCGCACGGGGCGCAACCGATTCCCGCACGGGAGAAAGGGGCCTGCTATGGCAGACGAGAAGCCGACCGAGGATCAGGCTGCACAGCCCGATACCGACTGGAAGGCCGAATTCGAGCGCGTCACCGCCGAGTTGGAGGAAGCGCGCAAGCAGTCGCGCAAGTGGGAGGACCGCTCGAAGTCGAACGCCGACAAGGCGAAGCGCTACGACGAGCTGGCGGCCCAATCCATGACCGACGCCGAGCGCATCGACGCGGAGACGAAGCGCGCCGACGAGGCCGAGCGAAGGCTCGCCGAGTACGAGGCCGAGGCGCAGCGGGCGAAGGACGCCGCCGAGGTGTCCGAGAAGTACGGCATCCCCGCGTCGCTCCTCACCGAGGCCGAGCGCAAGGCGATGGAGCTTCAGGCGCAGGCCATAAAGGCGTTCGCCGAAGGCCAGCCGTCCGCCCAGGTGTTCAAGGCCGACGGCGCGAAGCCGGGCGGGTCGCCGAGCACGCCGCAGCAGGCGTTCCACGAGTTCTTCCAGGCAATCCAGAGATAGGAGCAACCTATGGCACTTTCCACCACGAAAATCGACGTCAACCGAGGCACCACGGGAGTTGCGCTTCCCTCCGTGCTCGTCGACGCCGTTATCCAGGGCGTTCGCGAAGGCTCCGCAGTCATGCAGCTCGCCAACCGCCTCGTCATCCCGGGATCGGGCATCACCATGAACGTCATCACCGGCGACCCCGAACCCGCATGGACGGTAGAATCGACCGAGAAGGTGGTCAGTGAGCCGACCTTCGCGAACAAGGTAATGCAGCCCTACAAGCTCGCCGTCATCGTCCCGTTCTCCGACCAGTTCCGCCGCGACGAGGCGGCGCTCTACGACGCCATCGTCGAGCGCGTTCCCTACGCGCTCTCGCAGAAGTTCGACAGCACGGTGTTCTTCGGCACCGCACCCGGAACCAACTTCGACACGCTCGCGGCCGCAGACGCCATCGACCTCCAGGCCGACCCCTACGGCGCGATCGTCGGAGGCATCAACGACATCGCCGTCGCGGGCGGCAACGCGAACGGCATCGTCATGTCCCCTCAGGGCAACGGCATCGTCATGTCCGCGCGCTACGACAGCGGCTCGGGCGAGCCGATCTTCCCTAACTACGCAGCGAACAGCCCGCTCTTCGGCATCCAGACGCTCACGCGCCATGCGGCCTACAAGGCCGGCAGCTCCGCAGCGAACACCGTCGGCTTCATCGGCGACTGGTCGAAGGCTTACTACGGAATCGTCCAGGATGTTACGATCGAGTACAGCAACCAGGCCACGATCAACGACGGCACCAACTCCATCAACCTCTGGCAGCGCAACATGTTCGCCCTTCGCTGCGAGATGGAGGTCGGCTTCGTCGTCGCCGACGAGGACTGCTTCGCGCGCTTCACGGACACCTATCCGGCGGCATAAGGAGGGGCACATGGTTCGGATGGCGGCGCCCTTCACGGGCGCGGTGCACGACGTCGCCCCGTCAAAGGTGGCGGCGCGCATCGTCCAGGGCTACACGCTGCTCGACGAGGGATTCCGGCCGGAGCCCGAGGAAGAGCCCGAGACGCAGGCGGACGAGGCAGAAGAGCGGGACGAGCCCGAGACGCAGGCGGACGCGCCGAACGCCGAATCGACCATTGCCGAGATCAGGCTGTGGGCGAAGGGGCGCGGCATCGAGCTGCCGAAGAAGGGCAACAAGGCGCAGCTGCTCGAAGCGATAGCGGGGGGATCGTGACGCCCTTCGCGACCGTCGCCGACTACGAGGCGCGCTACGGCGAGGTCGCTGACGAGGGCAGGCTGGAGACGGCCCTGTCCGACGCGTCGCTCTTCGTGGCCGCAGAGATGGCGCGGGCGGGCGTGGCGGTAGACCCGGACGACGAGGCGCAGGCGGCGGCGCTCACGTACGTCACGTGCCTCGTCGTCCGCCGCACGCAGTCTGCCGACGCCTACGCGGGATTCTCCAGCGTCTCGCAGGGCGCGGACGGCTACTCGGCGTCCGCCTCTATCTACAACCCGGGCGGAGGCTTCCGGCTCTACGCGGAGGAGCGCCGCATGCTCGGCATCGGCGGCTCGCGCATCGGATCGGTCGCCCCGCTGGTCGACGGATGGTACGGTTCGAACGCCGGTGATGCTTCGTGATCGCGCCGCTGCCGGACTTCGGCCTCATAGCGTACGAGACGGTCACGGTGCTCACACCGACAACGACCTACGACGAGCACATGGAGGCTTCCGTCGCGTGGTCGGAGGCGCAGGTGCCGGGGGTGGCGGTCGCGCCGGGGGCGACCTCCGACGTGACGGACTCGACGCGGCCGGACGGCACGCGCGTCGCCCTGACCCTCGGATTCCCGAAGACCTTCACGGCGTCCCTCCGGGGGTGCCGCGTCTCCGTGCGCGGCAAGAAGTACGCAGTGATAGGCGATCCGCAGCCGCTAACGGCAGAAAACGTCCCGGGGTCGCTGAACCGCACGGTCGAGGTGGAGGCGGTCGATGGCTAGGGCTGGGAGGTTCGTGGCCGACCTCAGAGGGTACAGGCAGGTTCTTAACAGCGTCGCCGTCCAGTCGGAGGTGCAGGCGAAGGCCGACGCCATCGTGAAAGCAGCAAAAGGCATGCTCGACAGCGACGAGGGATACCGACTAGACGACTACGACGTCGCAGTGTTCACGACTAAAACAGGCGGACACGGCCGAGCAATCAGGACACAGACAGACCACGCCAGAAACTCGCAGGCCAAGAACAAGACGCTTGCGAAAGCCCTCAAGTCCTTGTAGGTGGTGCCATGGACTACACACGATCAGTCGTCGACTATCTGAACGAACTCGGCCTTGGGATAACGGCATATCGCGAAGTCCCGTCGAAAAGGCCGACCGAAGACGAACCCCCGCGACCGTTCGCAGTCGTCGAGCTTATAGGATGCACCGCCGAGAGCCGTTTCCAGCGATCTCCGTCAGTAGACATCGACTGCTGGGCTCCCAGCCAGCATGTCGCGGAATCCCTGTCGCTCGACGTCGCGTCCGCCATGGAGGCCATGCCCGAGCGACGTCTGGATATCGCGCATGTTTCCGTCACGACAATATACAGCAGCCCGGACATCGAGAGCGGAACGCCTCGATACGTCGTGAGCTGCGACATCTACGCAAACAAGTAGCGCAGGCATGCGAGCCTGGCAAAATGAAAGAGAGGTGTTGTTATGGCGTCTACGGCCAACAACGCAGAGAACGTCAGCGTCGGGAAGGGCGTCGCGGGAGGCTACATGTTCGTTGCCCCGTTGGGGACGGCGCTGCCGACCGACAACACGACCGAGCTCAACGCCGCATTCCTCAACATGGGCTATCTCGGCGACGACGGCATCACGTTCGCAGACAGCGCCGACACCGAGACGTTCCAGGACATGAACGGCGACACCATAGAGACGTCGAGCGGAGCAGTCGAAAAGACGTTCACCGTCGTTCTCCGAGAAATCAAGAAGGACACGCTCGCCATCACGCGAGGCACGGAAAACGTCAGCGATACGGCGGGCATGATCACGGCTTATGACAAGGGGCCGTCTTCCGAGGCCCATTCCGTCGTTTTCGAGCTGCTGCTCAAGAACGGGCGCAAGTGGCGCAGGGTAGGGGAGCAGGTCAAGCTCGGCGAGCTTGGCGACATGACGGTCGTCTACAGCGACCTTGTAGGCCGCGAGATCACGATGTCGGTGTCGCTCGGCTCGACAACCGGGTCGTACTGGGTTGACTACATCGACAGCACCGAGACGGAGGCCAAATGAGCGAGAAGGATATAGTCGCTTTCGAGTTCGCCGGGAAAGAATTCGAGGCCGATTCTCAGGCGGCGGTATCGTGGAGCGTTATAAAGGGCATGGTAACCGGCGGCAGGGAGATGTTCGCCGCGTTCGACAGGCTGTTCGCAGGGAAGGCCGACGAGTACGCCGAGGATCTAGGCGACGACATGGAGGAGATGGCCCGGCTGGCATCGGCTGCCATCGAGGCGGCGAAGGGAAAAAACTCCTAGCGCTGGCCTCCGCGCTGGCAGAGCATGAGGGCGCGCTTCGGGCGGACTTCCAGCGATTCTACGGGCTGGACATAGACGACATGGGCAAGTCCTATTCGGTCGAGCACGCGGCCGCCCTGGCGGAGCACCTGCCGTGGGGGTCGGCTCTTCGGAGGGAGATCGACCCGCAACAGGAGTGGCCTATATCGGCCCATCTTCTCGCCGAGATCGAGTACGACATCAGATGCGCGTTATATTCGGGGAAAGGCCCGAAGCCTAGGAGGCTTCAGCCTCCGAAGCATGCCGGAAAAACGAGCGTGGCGAGCGCTGCGGAGATGAGGCGCGTCGCCGACGCTCTCGGCATACCGGAGGAAAGAAGGTGAGAGATGGCTAACGTAGGGACGTACTACGTCTCGGTCGTGCCGAGCATGAAAGGATTCGCCTCGCACGTCACGGCAGGCATCGGAGGCGTCAATCTCGCTCCGACCGGCAGGCGGATGGGGGAGCAGCTAGGGAATGGCGCAGCCAGCGGAATATCTGCCAGCTCGGCGGCCATAGCGGGCGCGTTCGGCGGCGTCGCGGCAAGCGCGGTGGACATGCTCATCGGCTCCGTCATCGACCTTACAGGCGAGATGGCCGCTGCGTCTGACAGCGCCCAGAAATTCGGGACGACGCTGGAATTCGCCGGTCTCGACTCCTCTGTGATCGAAGACCTGACGAAATCTACGCAGGAGTACGCCGATCAGACGGTGTACGACCTGGCCGACATCAGGAACGTCACCGCCCAGCTCGCATCCAACGGAGTCGAGGGCTTCGCGGAGCTTGCCGAGGCCGCCGGAAACCTCAACGCCGTCGCCGGCGGCAACGCCGACACGTTCAGAAGCGTCGGTATGGTCATGACGCAGACGGCAGGCTCCGGGCGTCTCATGACGGAGAATTGGAACCAGCTCACCGACGCGATACCGGGAGCTTCAGGTGCTCTGCAAGACGCGATGCGCGAGGCGGGGGCATTCGAGGGCAACTTCCGCGACGCCATGGAAAGCGGCGAGATTTCCGCCGACGAGTTCTTCGACGCCGTGCAGAAGCTCGGCATGTCCGACGTCGCGGAAGAGGCGGCGACATCGACCGAGACCATAGAAGGCGCGCTCGGAAACCTTCAGGCGGCGGTTGTCGGAGTCGGCTCGCAGGCGCTCGACGCAGTGAAGCCGATGGTCACGGACACCATATCGGCGGTAGCAGAAGCGATCCAGGGGCTTCCCGAGCAGCTGTCGCAGGCACAGGCGATCATCGACGAGCAGAGTTCCGCGTGGCTTGAGGGCGCTGGGTTCGACCCGCAGGCGCTCGCGCAGCCGCTAATCGACGCGGCCGCTTCGATCCGCGACAACCTGGCCCCAGTTCTTGAAGAACTTCTCCCGAAGTTCCAGCCGGTCGTCGATTCGTTCAAGAATTTCAGCGACACGGTGCAGGCGAACCTCATGCCGATGCTCCAGTCGGCCGCAGACATGATAGGCACCATAGGCGAGAACCTAGGCGAGATACTAGCGCCGATCATAGAGACGGTGGGGCCGATGGTCGCCGACATGGGGACCGCGTTCGGGGACTTCGCGACGACGATGGCAGACACGGTGATGCCCGGTCTTCAAGGCATATTCGACAAGATAAGCGAGTTTGTCGACGTCGTGCAGCCGATACTGTCAGACTTCATCGAATGGTTCTCAGTCACCTTCATGCCGATGTGGGACGCGCTTTCGACCGTCGTGACGAACGCGTTCAGCGTGATATCCACGGTCGTCGGCACGGTTATGGGCGTCATCCAGGGAATCATAGGCACGGTCACCGCGCTCATCAGCGGTGACTGGGGGGCGGCGTGGACTAACATACAGAACGTGTTCTGGGCGATTTGGAACGGGATATCCTCCGTCGTCACGACGGTGATGAACACCGTATCGACAGTCATAGGCGGCGCGCTCGAGACGATACAGAACGTATGGAACACCGTATGGGACGGCATAAGCTCTTTCTTCTCCGACATATGGGAGGGGATAAAGAGCGGGGTGGAGGATGCCGTCAAATCGGTCACCGATACCGTGACGGGCATCAAGGACGGGATAACCGGCTTCTTTACAGACGCCGGCGACTGGCTCAAGAACGCGGGGGAGTCGATCGTCAACGGCCTCGCCTCCGGCATAAAGGGCGCGGTAGACAACGTGACCGGCGCCATCGGCGGCGTCCTCGACGAAGTGAGGAAGTACCTGCCTTTCTCTCCGGCGAAGAAGGGGCCGTTCTCGGGTCGGGGGTGGACCGTCTACAGCGGCGAATCCATGGTCGAAGGGATCGCGGCCGGCATATCGTGCGCGACTCCTACTGCCGTCGGCGCGATGAGATCGGCGATGTCCGACGTGTACGGCGCATCAGCATTCGGAGGAGTCTCGATGCGCGCCTACGACGGGACGCAGATGTCGCGCACCGACGCCATCCTAGTCGAGCTGCTCGATTCGCTGCCCAGGATGATCCGCGACAACTCGCCGTCTTCCATGACGGTCAACGGGCGCGAGTTCGCTCGCGCGGTTCGGGAGGTGGTCCCGGCATGATAACCGGCCTCAGGTACGTCAACTCGAAGGGCGACGCGTTCGACTTCGACGCGGCGGGCGTGCATCCCGTCCCGGACACGGTGTGGGACTGGGAGGCTTCCGTCCTGGAGCTCAACGGCGAGACTGCGGCGTACACGCGCTCGGCGCGCACCGTGTCGGTTCCGGTGACGCTCACGTTCCAGGCTCCGCCGTATCAGGCGATGGATGCGCTCTACGACGTCGCGGCATACGATTTGGCGAACGACGCGACCGGGCAGCTCGTCATGGGGGACTGGTCGATGCCCGCCGCCTTGGTCAAGTCCGAAAAGGCGCGCTGGTGGCGCTCCGAAGGGCCGGTGGCGCTGACGCTCTCTTTCAGAAGCCCCCGGCCGTTCTGGACGCGCGAGGCCAAGTCGTCATTCTTCCCCGTGGCCGAGGCAGGCAGCGCCCTCGACTACCCTCATGACTTCCCCTTCGACTACGGGGGGCAGGGGCAGGCGGGGTTCGTATCGAACGCGAGCCCCTACCCGGCGGATTTCGTGCTCACGATATACGGCCCCGCTACAAGCCCCTACGTGATCATAGGCGGCAATCGCTACAAAGCCTCGGTCACCGTCCCGTCCGGCGGGCTGCTGGTGATCGACAGCGAGGCCGGGACGGTCACGCTGTCGGATTCTCATGGCGCGCAGACGAACGCCTTCGGGGACACGCCTGACTCCGGACGCGGTTCGGGCGACTACATATTCGAGCCGATCCCGTCGGGCGACCAGCAGGTGAGCTGGGACGGGACGTTCGGCTTCGACCTCGCGGTGAAGGTCAGGAGGGACGAGCGCGTATGGACCGCCTAGAGCTCGTGTACGCCGACCGGACCGGCAGGCGGCTCGGCGTGAAGAGGGCGTTCGCGTTCGACCTCGCCTACGGGGCGGACGAGAACGACTTCGAGGTCGAGCTGGCCAAGACGGACACGCTGCCGCTCCACTGCTACGTCTGGATCGAGGGGACCGAGTGGGGCGGCGTCGTGGACGGCTCCGGCGTGGACGCGACAGGCGACGTCCCGGTGTCGAAATGGACCGGAAGGACGTGGCACGGCATCCTGTCGCACTCGGTCGTCATGCCGGACGGGGATGATGCCTACCGCATGGAGGGCGAGGCCAACCAGGCGATAGGCGCATTGATAGAGCGCCAGGGGCTCTCCGGAGTCTTCACGGCGTCGCAGGCCAAATCCGGCATGACGCTCGGCTACGACGTGGCGCGCTACGCCGACGCCTACACGGCGCTCAAAGACTCCCTGGCGTCGGTCGGCGCGCGCCTGGAGGTCGAGCGGCGCGGCGGGTCGGTCGAGCTGTCCGCCGTCCCCGCTCTTTCCGCGAGCGAGACCGGGCGCGGCTCGCTCGGATTCTCGGCGTCCCTCGACACGAGGCCGGTGAACCACCTTGTCTGCGCCGGGGAAGGCCAGGAGGGCGAGCGCACGCTCGTCGACCTCTACGCCGACGAGGCCGGGAACGTATCGCAGACGCAGAGCCTTTTCGGGATAGACGAGGTGGCCGAGCTCTACGGCTTCACGACCGCCGACCGGGAGAGACTTATCGAGGACGGCACCAAGAGGCTCGAAGAGTACCAGGAGGCCGCAGCTTCGGCATCGCTCAACGCGCCGAAGTGGCAGGACCTGCACATAGGGGACTCGGTAGGATTCCTGGTGCCGGAGACGGGGTTCGGGCTCACCGCGCCCGTGACCAAGATCGTCGCGTCCGTCTCCTCGACGGGCGTGCCGACCGTGAGCTACACGCTGGGCGACGTGCGCCCGATAGGAGGTTGACTGATGGCGAAGATATCAGGCTACACGCTCTACACGTGCGACCGTGACAGGAAGCACACGGCATTCGCCCGAGACGACAAGCCGAAGGCCGATGGCTGGTACGAGGTCAGGCGGACCGACCGGAACGGCCAGTCGGTGACGCGTCTTTTGTGCAACAAGTGCTTCTCCGACTACCAGAAGCTTGTCGAGGCGCAAGACAAGGAGTTCGCCGAGTTCATGGGAGGTTCCGATGTCTGACAACATCCTCGTGACCGGCAGGTGGGGCGAGACGCACGTGACGAGCGCCCAGGCCGGGAACTTCAACTCGGGGATCGTGGGGGATGGATGCTACGTCATGTCCGGCCTCGACGCGACCATGACGAACGCGAACACCTGCCATATCTCCCCGGGGTTCGGCTCGTTCAATGGGCGCGACTTCGAGGTCCCCGCCGGGGGGATCGACCTCACGATAGACAACGGCACGCAGGCGCAGTACCGAAACGACCTGGTGGTCGTGAGGTACGCGCTCGAGCCCTCGTCCCAGACCGAGAGCGCCGAGCTCGTCGTGGTCAAGGGGGCGCCTGCCGCGTCCGAACCCGCAGACCCCGCCATCAACGAGGGCTCCATCCTCGACGGCGACAGCCCGGTAGACATGCCGCTGTGGAGGATACCGCTCGACGGCATCACGGTCGGCGACCCGGTGCGGCTCTTCCAGACGGTCGCGCCCTTGGCCGACGCGCAGCCCGAGACGGGCGAGGACGGCGGCTGGACGTGGCGCAAGTGGCCGGACGGCACGGCCGAGTGCTGGGGGGCGTTCACCGCCAAGCAGAGCAACTACCAGGTGCTCGAAGGCGGCTGGGTGTACTCGGCATCTTTCTCAGGCGAGGGCGCTGCCCCGCTCGTCAGGGCGTTCCCGTCAGGGCTGTTCTCCGAGTCACCGACGGTCGAGGCGTCGCTCGCCGCGAATAGATACGGTTTCGCGCAGCCGACCGCCGTGACGGCCTCCCAGATGGGCGTCGGATGCGTCTTCCACGGCGTCGTATCGAGTCAGATAACGTTCTACCTCTCTGCGAGAGGGCGGTGGAAGTGATGGACGAGGCGATGGCCACGGCCATGAGGTCGCTCGCAGACGCGGGGCCGCTCTACGTTCTCGCCTTCGCGTCGGTGGCGCTATTCGTCTGGCGGGTATGGCCGCGCATCTGCGAGTGGCGCGGCAGGCGCGAGGACCGCGAAGACAGGCGGGAGGCGCGCGACGCGGCAAACGACGAGCGGCGGGCGGAGCACGAGCGCGAGATGGCCGAGCTCAACGGCAAGTGGCTCGTGGTCAGCGAGCAGTCCGCGAAGGCCATGGAGGGCATGACGTCGCAGATGGAGGTGCTCAACGCGACGCTTCGAGAGAGCAAGGAGCGATCGCACGAGATGGGGCGCAAGGTGGACGAGATACATGCGGCGGTCGTGCCGCGAAAGGGGGAGCGATGAGGGAATGGACGAAGGCCGCGCTCGTGCGCGCGGTGAAGACGGCGGCGCAGTCCGCCATCGGCGTCATCGGGGCGTCGGCGGTGATGGGCGACGTGCAGTGGGCGGTCGTGGGGAGCGCGGCGCTCCTGGCGGCGGTGGTGTCGCTGCTCACGAGCGTCGCGGGCATCCCCGAGGTGGACGGCGGCGCGAGCGTCGCGCAGATCAAGGGCAAGGGCGAGTGAGGCGGCTGCTGGCGGCGGAGCTTGCCGCCCTGGCCGTCATGGCGGCCGCCTTCTGCGCCCTGATCGCCGTGCCCGGAGAGGCGCCCGGGCCGCAGCCGCAGTTCGCCGTGGCCGACGACCTGCCGCTGCTGGACGAGCGCCAGAAGGAGCAGGCGCGCGAGACCGGGGCCGTGGCGTTCGACGCTTGCGGCACCCATTACGTGATCGAGGGCGGCGCGGGGGAGATCCTGCGCGGCTACGTCTAAGGAGGGCACATTGGCAAAGATAGCTATAGACATGGGGCACTGCCCCAAGAGCCCCGGGGCGTCGGGATACCTGGACGAGCTGGCGGAGGACAGGCGCATCGGCCGTGAGGTCATCGGCATCCTGCGCGCCAGGGGGCACGAGGTGGTGGACGTGACGCCTGGCGACGGCGAGGCCGAGTACCTGACCGGCCGCGCCCAGCGCGCGAACAAGGCCGGCGTCGACCTGTTCGTCAGCATCCACCTCAACGCGGGCGGGGGCACGGGGGCGGAGGTATGGACGACGGCCGGCAGCGCGGCGCGCGGCATGGCCCCCAGGCTGTCGGCCGCCGTGGCCTCATGCCTCGGCATCCGCGACCGGGGACACAAGACGGCGAACTTCACGGTGCTGGCAAAGACCAACGCGCCCGCCATGCTGCTGGAGACGTGCTTCGTGGACAGCGAAGCCGACCGGGACGCCTACAACGCGTCCACGCCCGCCAAGATCGCGGAGGCCATATGCGCCGCGCTCGTTGGCGGCGGGGCCGCGCCCGCGCCGAACCAGCCCACGGCCCCCACCGGCGCCATAGACACGGTGATCGAGGTGCAGCACTGGCTCAACGTCGAGTACGGAGCGGGGATCGCCGAGGACGACCAGCCGGGAAGGGCGTCAAAGCGGGCGTGCGTCAGGGCCGCCCAGAAGGCGTGCGGCGCCACCGTGGACGGCGACTTCGCCGCCAAGTCCGGGAAGGCCTGGGGAGGCGTGTCCCGCGGCGACGCGGGCGAGAAGGTTGCCTGCGTCCAGGCCATGCTTCTGCTCCGGGGCTACCCCGTCGGCAAGTGTGGGGTGGACCGCTCCTTCGGGGCTGACACGGAGGCGGCGTGGCGCGCCTTCCAGCGCGACCACTGCCGGGCGGTGGACGGCATCTGCGGCGTCAACGACAGCCAGGTCCTTTTCACCTGGTGACCGCCCGCCATCCGGATGGTCATGTCCCTGCAGCGGAGGCTCAACGCTGGCACCTTCTGACAAGAAGGGGGCCTCGGCCCCCTTCTTTCCCCCTCCGTGTCGTACTCGAATGCCCGGTCGAAGATCGCGTCCAGGTCGTGCTTTATCGGTAGATCGCGTACAGGTTCTCACGCGCCTTCCGCTCGGCCTCGCCCAGGTCTCTAAGCACCTTTCCGCTAGCTATGGCGAGGTTCAGCCCCTCGTCCATGTACGCGTCCTCCAAGTCCTCGACCAGTTCGGCGATCTCCGCCTTGATGCGCTCGATGCGCTTATCCATGATGCTTCCTTCCTCGATGCCCCGCCGAAGCGGGGCGGCTTTCATTTACCATTGGCCGTTCAGCTTGTTCGGCTCGAACTCGTCACCGTACTTCGCTTCATGGCGGCTGCAATACTCATCCCACCACTCCTGATCCGTTCCAAGATTCATTGCGTGGACTTCCTCGCAAAGCTCGATATCCATGATCATTGCTGCTGCTTCAAGGTTGATTTCCTCGCCGTACTGGTTCTTGATCTTGCTCATTGCCTTTCCTTTCTTCGATGTACTTCCTAGCAAGTACATAATACAATATTTGTACACGTTAACAAGTACAAATAAACGGCTTCACATAATGTACATGTTTGCAAGTACAATCATGATCGACTATACTTTCTTGCAAGTACAACAGGAAGGATTGATCATGCTTATAACTAAGGCGCTGAGAATCATGCAGGATGCCCAAGGGGTCTCTAACGTTGACGTTGCGCGCGGTTCTGGCAAATCTCGGTCGTTCGTCACGGACGCTTACAACAGAGACGACATGCGAGTATCCAACGCTTGTCGTTTCGCAAACTCCATGGGGTGCGAGCTTGTCTTGCGCAAGATAGGGGAGCGCGATGGGATAATTATTAGTCCCGATGATTGACACAGCCTCAACGTGTGTGATAAAGTCGAAAAAATGCAATATTGACTATTGATTTAACTACCATGAGTAGTTATAGTTGCAAAATAACAACTCATAGTTTTAGGAGGTGACATGAACAGAGTCTGCGAAATACGAAAGTCTATGGGATGGACGCAAGAAGAGCTAGCAGAAAAGGTCGGCGTTGACCGAACCACAATCGTTCGATGGGAATCCGGGGGCAGTATTACTGACAGGAAGCTGGTTCAGATGCGTGACCTGTTCGGCTGTGACGTCGATTGGATTCTTGGTCTATCCGACGAGTGCAGGGCCGTCTAGCTGCAAGGGAAGATAGGAGATTGCTCCGTGTGAGCGAAGAACCTTGAAAGTCGAATAGGCACAAACGTGAGGGCATGAAGATACCCCGTTGTCGCACGGGGTGGGCGGCGCTAATGCTTGGCGGCTTTGTGGCTGGCAGGCGTCGTTCCGGCCTTGCGAATGCGGGGCGAGATAGGAGGGCAATATGAGCGATAAGGACGTTTTGAGATTGTCCGTCTACATTGACGGGATGCGGGAGCTGTCGGAGAAGGCTCGCGAGTTGGCGGAGACGGCAGAAAAGGCATGCCGGCTCGCGAGCGAAATGAAAGATATCGAGCTGGAGGCTAGAATCCACTCCAGTCTATCGTGACGTCGGTCACCTTCCCGCACTTCGGGCAAACGGTGTCTCCGCCCTTCGTGTGCATGGTGAACCCGCAGCCAGGGCACTGGACGTCGATGCCTGACCTCGTTATCTCCCGGCGCGCGGTCTCCTTGACCGACTTTTCCAAGTCTCTCGCGAGCTTTCGCATGTCCGACTTTTTTCCGATGTCGTAGGTCTTTCCCATGGTGACTCCAATCCGCCCTTGTCTGCACCGATGGAACATCCGTCTGTCAAAACGCCCGTTCCATCGTCAGGGTATCACGAAATGTTGCGCCATTCAATAGGGACGTCACAACATTTCGTGTCGAACTTAGTTCGATAAACGCAATATGTTGTGGAAAGAAGGTTGAGAACATGTTGAAGGAGAAGCGCCAAGAAGCGAAGCTGTCGCAGCGCCGCCTGTCCGAGCTGTCGGGCGTGCCGAAGCGCACCATCCAGGACTGGGAACGCAAGGGCGTCGACCATGCGACCGTCGGGAATCTCAAAAAGGTGACCGGCGTTCTTGGCTGCAGGATCGACGACCTGCTTTAGCCGATCGCCCTCACGTCCGTGCCTGTTCGGCGAGCACCTTGACAAGCGAACACCCCGGCAACCGCAGAGCCATCGTCCGGCCATGACGCGCGAGGCGGGGGAAACGTAGGAAGCAGAGAACACATGGGGGAGGTGATGGATATGGCGGATCAGGCGACGGAGCCCGTGTTCGCCGGCATGGCCGAGACGGCGGGGCTCCCGAAGAAGGGCATGTACACGCTCAGGGAGGTGTCGGCGGCCACCGGCGTGGCGAGGCGGACGCTGGACGAAGAGGTGCGCGCCGGACGTCTGAGGACGTTCGTGCCCCCAGGAAGGAGCCGCGGGCGTCTGGTGATGCCCGCGTGGTTCGACGAGTGGTGGACGGAGGGCGCACGCGCCCCGGGCGGGCGCAGGGACGGGAAAAGGAGGCAAGAGTGCTGAAGATGATAGAGAGATCGGAGTTTCCCGATAACCGGAGAGGCAGGGGGCCGGTGCGGCTGTTCGCCGAGAGGGAGGTGCAGGAGTTCGTCGGCTCCTCCAAGGCCGGCCAGGTGGCCGAGGTCACGGGATGGCCCGAGCAGGACGGCGACGGGAGGCGGAAGGCGACGCGCCGCGCCCTGGCCCTGAGGGCCGAGATAGCCGCGCAGAAAGCGCCCTGCAGGGCGTTCCAGCGCGGGGAAAGGGTCTTCCTGGAGCGCCGCCCGGACGGATTCCGGGAACCCGGGGCGGTCGAGCGCAGGGGAGGAAGGAGGCGGGACTGGCGGTGAGATGGACGTCCCGCGATGTGCGCTACATGGAGGAGCACGCGCACGAGGGCGCGAAGGCGGTGGCCGAAGCCCTCGGCATGTCTGTGCGCTCCGTGCAGTCCCAGGCCCTGCGCTACGGTGTGTCGCTGCGGAGGTCGTGGCTATGCCCCAAGTGCGGCATGCGGTCGAGCAGGCCGCTGAGCGGGCGGACGGGGTGGTGCTCCGCGTGCACGAAGGAATCCCGCCGCGCGGAGCTCGAGGAGCGCGTTCGCGAGATCGAGGAGGAGGCGATGCGCAACGAGCGCGAGGACAGGGCGAGGCAGAGGCTCTACGCCCGCAAGTTCCGCGCAAAGAAAAAAATGAAAAAGCGCGTATGAAACGCGTACAGCCGACCATCAGGGGAAACACGGAAGGAGACGAAGTGATCGACATGAAGACGCGACCGGGCGCTCCCAACCACCACGTCGCAAGCGCCCGGAAAGGCCAAACGGCCAGACGTATCGTAGCACGCCGCGAAGATCGGCGCACGTCGGCGGCCGCGTGGTTCGCGGCGGGGGCGCTCGCGTCGTGCGCCGCATTCGCGGCGATTCTGTGGCTATGGGTCGTCCCGGCCATGGACGCGGCGCTCGCGGCGGTGCAGGGGGCGGTCGCATGAAGAAGCATGGAGACCCGCCGAGCAACCAGATCGCGATACCGGGTCTAGACCCGAAGGGCGAGCAGAGGATGCGCGAGGCGCGGCGCTGGGTCGAGACGCACCGGGACGAGTTCGCATGGTACATGCGGACGGCTCGCGAGGAGTGCGCCAGGACGCACGACGGCAAGGCCAGCCCTAACAGATGCCTCTACGGCATGCGCATCGTCTTCGGCCTGGAGTTTCCCAACCACTTCTCGCCGTACCTCGCCAGGATCGCGATGGAGCGAGACCCCGAGATCCGCATGCGCGTGGCCAGAAGCGACGCCGACCAGTACACGACGGCGGTGCTCCGATGAGCTATCGGAAGAAGGCCACGGACGATCAGCTCCGCGAGGCCTACGGGAGGCTCGGCAACATCTGGAAGGTTGCGGCCGAGTTCGGCATGTGCGGCCAGTCGGTGCACGAGCGCCTCAAGAGGATGGGAATCGACACGAGCCAGAACCTGTTCACCAAGGAGGACGAGGAGTATCTGGCCGAGAGATACGTTCCGTACCGCGACGCCGGGGCCTTGCAGGTTCTCGCCGACGAGATGGGGCGCACGAAGCAGTTCATCTGCCGCAAGGCGGGCGCACTGGGACTCAACGACAAGAACTGCAAACGCCGATACCTGCGAGTGTGGGAGGACATGCCAAGGGAGGCGGTGCAGGGCATCTGGGACGGGTTCAAGCGCCAGAGGCTCGGCGTCACGGAGTTCTGCCGCCGGAGGCACTACGACATACAGCACTTCATCGATTGCATGCGCAGGAACTTCCCCGAGGAGTACGAGGCGGCGGTCGAAGCGAAGCTGCCAAAGTCCAGCAAGTACCGTCTCGGGCGCGACTTCGAGTACGCCGTGATGAAGGCGATGCGCAAGTGCGGATACCTGGCCATCAGGTCTCCGGCGTCAAAGTCCCCCACAGACATCTACTGCATCGCCAAGGGTTCCCTGGTGTTCATCCAGTGCAAGAGGGGCGGCGCGATGGGTGTCGAGGAGTGGAACGAGTTCTACGACTACGCCACGTCGGTTGGGGCGCTTCCGATCATGGCCGAGAAGGTCCCCGGAGGCATCGCATACCACCTTATCGAGGCCAAGAAGGACGGAAGCCGGAGAAGGCAGCCAATGAGCGACTGGCAACCGAAGGCCACGGACAACGAAAGGAACAGACCATGAAGCAGACCATCAAGGCCAACTTCAAGCAGGCGACGGTCAAGGAGGCGTTGCCGTCCTCCAGTTCGAGGTGCTGACCGACGCGGCGGGCGCCTTCGACATCATCCGCAAGTCCGGGCACGTGGTCTTCCTGACCGTCGAGACCGAGCAGCAGGAAATCGACCTCACAGAGTGCGAGGCGCTTCCCGCCGTGCACGACGTAGACCCCGAGACCGGCGAAATCTTCGACATCTAGGAGGAGCATCAATGGAAATCACCAAGGACGAGCAGCTCGCATTCCTGACCGCGCTGGACAAGCGCATCAAGCCCGCGCTCGATGACGCCAAGGCCGAGGCCCGCCAGAGCCTCATGGACGCCTTCGCGCAGGACGGCACGGACCGCCGCGCAATCCTCGTCGGAGGCGAGAAGGTCGGCGAGGTCGGCATCAGCTACAGCAAGGCCGCGCCCTACATCTACGCGGAGCAGATGAACGCCGCGCTTGAGTTCCTGCGTCAGGTGGGCCTCGTGCAGGAGGCCCCGGCGAAGGGCTGGGAGGAGCAGTTCGACCTCATCGGCGGG